TAAGTTTGACCGTTATGGCTCATTCTGTATACGTTGGACTTTGCCCTAAGACCACCTACCGAGCCAGCTTTTCTTGAGGACGCTTTGTGAAGTTCTGTCCCATTATAGCTTTTGAAGCCGTTTGGGTTTTTTACAAAACTTCTTGCGTATCTCCCCCATTCTCCGCCAGCTCTAGAACCGTTTAGACCACTCTTCCAAGAATCATACAAGTCTATGTAGTAGGTTTCCCTTTTACCCATCTCTGAAGGATTATCGATCTCCTCAAGAATCTTAAATTCGAAGGAATCGACTCCGTGCTCAGAAAACGCTTCTTGTAGCTTCTTGGCTGACCTGTAACCATTTATGTGTTGTCTCCATCTCTGGTCGAGGTCAATAGATTTACCCACGTAAACCAGATTGTCCTGGTTTTTGTGTTTGATTAAGTAAATCCCGGACTTGGTCATGGTTCTAAAGAGGCCGCGTGTTATCCACGGACTTGATCTAAGTTCATCATAGTTAGTTACTCTCCTCAGGCTCCAGCTTCGTTACCGAGTTTGACGCGGATGAACTGACCAGCACCGGCTGCGGTGATGGAGTCAAGCGCGCGCCCCAGGACCACACCCGCACCCGCAGTACTGGAAGCAGTACCGGCCGTGCTGCTGTAGACCGCAGCGTCGACAGCGAACGTAGAAGCCGAATCGACCTCGACAATCGCAATACCCGTGGTCACCACGCTCATCAGGCCTTGGTACGGGAAAGTACCGGGCTGACGGGGCGTAGTAGAGGGGTTAGACTTACCTTCGTAAGTACCGGGCCAGATGTAGGCGGTGCCGCCCGTAATCGCCGTAGCCGGAGCAGGCAGAACGGTCGCAGCGGTGTCGCTGGTCCGAGTCATAACCCGGAACAGTTGAGCGCCAACTTTGATGGTGTCGCCAACTTCGAGTTGAGGATCAAAGTTAGTACCGGTACCAGTAACCACGCCGGCGGTCGAAATATCAACCGTACCGGTCAGAACGGTCAGGTCGTTGTTAACAACGGCGTAGCCTTTCTCGGTCAGTTCGCCTTGGCCATAGATCTTGTGGATGTTCACGCCCGCAGCGTAAGCACCAGCCGCAGCAGGATAAGAGCCGTCTCGCTTAACAAAACGGCAGCGTTCGATACCATTATCAAGTGCCGTAGCGCTCGTGACAGTCACGGTCTCTACGTACTTGTGGTCAAACGACATGTAACGAGGATTCGTTGCCATATCAGGACATGTTCGTTATGTGATTAGCGCACGAGGACGTATCAGTCGTGCGCCGGTTGTTATATCTCCCATCATGTAACCAGAACAAACAGCGCTTTGATGACTTGTCATCGGTCTGTTTGCCGGCAATTACTTGCCGTTGTTACAGGGATCTTGCTCAGCCCTCTTCGTTGAGGACGAGCTTGAGCGCGGACATATAGTCCGTACCATTTTGTTCGGAATAACTAATAGCTTTGGCGTGGATTTCCGCGTTGCGAGAATCGAACACATAGCCATCAGCATCGGGCTTCGGAGCCTTCGGCTTCTTAGGAGGCGCGGTGGCCGGAGTGACCACTTCGTTGAAAGAAACCATGGCCGGAAGATTCTCCAGCACATTCTTCATGAAGTCGAATTGGCTGGCTTTGCCAGTCTCACTGAAGTTCACGGAGTTCCGTGCGTTCAGAGTCTCCATGAACCGGACCAGGTCGGACTTCGGAGCAACTTGTTCGGTGAGCTTGCCGTTGTCATACAGCTTCTCACAGAAATCGCTGATCTCCTTCTGTCTCATCAGACGACGCTGGCTGGCCAGCTCTTCTTCGAGTTCGGCAACTTTAGCTGCGAGCGGATCGGGCTCTTCGCTGAATTCGACGACTTCGTCTTCAGCTTCAGCGTAACCGCAGTGCTCGCCCATCTGGCTCTGATCGGCCTCAGATGACCCTTGAGCAAGATTGTAAAGAGCCATGATCAGTTGCTCTTCGGTATATTGCGATGCAAGGTCGGCCGCAACTTTCTCGTCTTCGTCGCCAGACATGTCTTCGACGTTTTCTTCAGGCGCTGCGCTTTCGCCATCCGGGCCTGCGCCGTCAGAGTCGACCGGGGGGCCCTGGCCGTCATCTTCGTCGCCCATCTCTTTGCCATCCGGCCCTTCAACCATGGAAAGCGAAGACATACCTTCGGGTTCCGGATCCATGCCAGGGTCCGGCATCATGTCGTCGCTTTGGTCGGCGTAGTCCATGTCGTACGGAGCAGCGGAACCAGAGTTCTCAACTGCCTCGCCTTCTTCATTTGTCGCCTTCAGACCATTGATGTTGACGTTAATGGTCATGCCCCGGCCGTCAGCATGGTCTACAATTTTCTGGTCGGGGGCTTCAGATTGTCTTTTAGCCATAGTAGGAAAAGTTTCTTGGAATGAGATAGAAGACTCCCTCGGAGTAATTGTTATCGAGCCTTCGGTATTGTCTTCGGAAAAGGCTGTTAAACCTTTCACCGCAGGTATGGACACAAGGCCGAGATGACGCAGTGCCAACTGGCCGGGGGTCGGATTGGTATCGGCATCGGGTAAGTAGAACGAGCTACTTACCTTTTTGAATACCCCATCGCGAATCAGGCGTTCGGCTTTAGGGGTAAGTTCGACCTTACCCCACAGCGATTTGCCCTTTCGCCAGACTTCACGCACCCAACCCAAAGCAGGCGTACCATCGTCCTGGTCATGCCCGATAATCAGCGGAGCCTCGTGGGTCTTCGGGTTGTACGAAGACACTACCTGGTCTAGATCGGGGTCAGAAAAGGTCATTTTCTGACCAGTCGAGCTGATCTGCGGACCGGATCGAAAAAGTTCGATGTATACGGTCCGTTTAGGTTGTTGTTCAGTAATCGGTTGACTGTCGTTCAGAACTAAATCTGAAGAGTCAACCGGATTACTCGGATTAGCGTGAATTCTTCTTGCCATCACTAAGCTTTAACCTAAACTCCCAGGTTTGTGGCGTTCAAGAACGCACTAAACCTTTCTTCATTACGGCTAAAGCTGTCAGAAAGCAGAGAAACTTGTCCGAGAGGTGTGCGGACAATCGTGATAGCCAGACGTTCCAGAGTCGGGCTCGTAGCAACGTAAGCATCCATACGGACCGTACCTTGCTCGAGAAGAGTCGAGCTGTTATTCGACTCGCCACAGATAACTGAATAGGCCTGTTCAGGACGATTACCGTACAGCGCGCCTTGTCTGTAGAACTGGTTCAGGACTTGGTTAGCAATCGAGCTGACAAGCGAGAACACAGTGTTACCACTATCGATCGACTCGAACAAGACGTCGTCGAAGCTACGATTCATCACGTCGATCAGGACGTTCAGAATAACCCGAGTATTCACGAATCTGAACAGCGGGTTGCTGGACAGAGACCGTGAACCCCAGACCACAATACCGCGATTTGGAAGCGACCGGATCGGGTTGAGGCCCAGAGCGTAAGTGACTTCTTGCTGCTGTGCCGTAATGTTGAACTTCAGACCGACCACGCCGCGCAGCGGGTATCTCGCACCGGCCGGAGGTTGCTGGAAACCCTCGTTAATGAAGCGGCTACAGGCAATACCTGCGACAAACGGGCTGGCCGGAACAAACCGGTCGCTAAGGTTCTTGAGATACGGCGCATAGAAAGCACCGTGGCCGAACGGAACGCCCACAATTTTCTTGATCTTGTCAAGTTCGTCTTGGGCTTGAGCGAGATTTTCGATATCTCCGCCACAGTCAATCAGCGCGATGTGCTGAGTGTTGCTGATGCCTTCGGTCGTACCGAACCGGCCTTCAGCCGCAGCGACCAAAGTCTGTGTGACCTTGAGGCGCTCGGTCATAGCTTCGCTGAGCGAAGCGAGGTCGGAATCTGCGCTGTAGGACAGAACGGAGTAGGCTTCCGGAGCCATAAGGAAGCCAGGAGCGTAGTAACCATCACTCATGGCTTTTTCAATGCCATAAACAAAGTCCTGAGCCTTTGCGGCCGAGGTAAGTTTATAGGCCTCGTAACCAACTTCTTCGGTTTCCGAAGTCAGCTTGACCACATTGCTGTCGATCAGACCTTGACGGTTCACACCGGAAAGAATCGGGCTAACCAGACCGTTCTTCGAGGTGATACGGATTTTCAGAACATAGTCGAAGGAGTTAAAACCGTTAGGGATCGACTTATCGATCCGTACGGTCGCACCGGCCGCAACGTCAACGCTCGGAGTAACAATCGCCGCGGTGTCGCTCGCAATATCTTGAACCGTAAGTCTCGTACCATTTACAACGATCACGCTACCGACGCCGAGTTTCTGAGTAAACAGTGTGCCCGTACCGGTCACCGTACCGCTGCTGATCTCTACCGTACCTGCAAGCACAACGTCTTCGATGTCAGGACGAATAAAGGGCGCACCGGCGTCTTCGACCAGATTGCTTATTTCAAAGCCGTTATTGGGGACGTGATTGTTCCCGCTGTAATTCGTACCTGACGGAACTGCTTCGACGGTATAGTAACCTTCCAGATTCTTCTCGGTCAGGATCGAAACGATCTCGTTTCTAAGATTGCCGGCCAATTCGTCGGCGTCTTTACCGTTAACAATGACTGCGCGGTTTTCACCCGCAATAGAAACGTAAAACACTTGGACCGAGTCGGGCAGATAACCGGTCCGATCCGGAACGCCGCCCACCATGCTCACCGTACCAGTCGGAACAGCGGGGTTACCAGCGCTAAGGATGCGAATGAAATTCGGACCGTCGTATCTCCAGTAGATCGCGGCGGAGTCGGGCCATTTGTCACCCGCACCGACACCCGAACTGAAGTCTTTGGACACTGCGACGACCTTGTCGGCCGGAATGCTGTTCAGGCCGACCGAAGCAAGGTATGCGACCAGAGCGTCGGACAGATCGCCGATCACGGTCGGGTCGTAAGTACCGGCCACTGCGTCGTTAGCGTCGGCAATAAACAAGCTAAGAGCCGAACCGTCAACATACAGAATCGATTCGCCCGTCTCAATCTCCCGGCTATTGCAGCGGAAGTTGATGTCTTTGACCGAAGTGTAGAGTTTGACTACGCCGGTAACATTGATGTTGACTGGCGAAACATAGCCGGTGTCGCTGAAGTTATACGCCACGAACCGGTCAACTTCCGGCAGCACAGTGTTATCGCGCGCAAAAATCCTGAACTTACCCTGAGTCGCTTCGGTCGCAGTTTGCTCGACCTTGTAGAAGTCGGAGAAACCGTCAGATTCCGTACTGGACAGGTAATTGAAAAGGTCAAGTGCGTTATCGAACTTGTCAATACCAGTCGTAGTGATCACCTTGATCTCGTCGCCGTCCGGGTCGGGAACGTTGATCGGCGTACCGAAGTAACGACCATTGATCTTCAGCGCAAATGCGTTGTAGCCCGAACCAGCCGAGCTGGCGCTCAAATCGATTACGGTTTCCGGAGTCGGAGTTATACGTGTAAAGTACAGAATACCGTTCACGCCAACGTTGTCGAAGAAACCTTTGACTGCGTCGTAGGTTGTCAGTGCGCCAAGACTGCCGGTCGGAGTCGAACCACCAATCCGCTGCAAGTAGTCATCAGTCGACGCAATCTGGGTCGGCGTATAAGGTAAAAATTCTGAGTAAATCCCTTCGCTACCCGCGCCATAGTACTCTTCGGCCGGAGTTGAGCCGAACAAATAACCTACAGCATGGCTGGCCAAGGGCTGTGGCAACGCACCCGTAGCCGACTGAGTGACAAACACTCCGGGTCGGTTAAGCGTGGCTGCGTTCACTGTAATCGAAGTTGCCAAGGCTAACTCTCCGTGTTGACAGACCTATCGTTAAAGCTTTCAACTAAACAGGCTGAGTATTTACACCACTTGTTCCGTACCAAATGCGCTGTAAAGTTCGTAGAGCTGAGTCATTAACCAGTCCGAGCACAGATCTTCGCCACACTTCGTATCGCCCATCATCCTTATAACCCTTCGAACCAGCTTATTAAAGTCCTCGGGCCCTATAACTTTCGATATCATTCTGACCAACCGGTTCAGCTCCATCACGTCACGGCTTAGTGTGATTGAGTAGAGTATGACCATGAACTGTATTAGCTCGTCAGACTTTAGCTCTTCGGTAAATTTTTGAAGGTGGGGCTGTGGTGAAGACATTATTCAGCAAAGGGGTCGGCATTTTCCGTATTACCTATATTGTCCATGGCCTCCTTATGGATCATGCACATGGCAACAAATTTGGACATAGGGACTCGTTCCATTTCCGATATATTCTGAAACGAGCCGTTTTGAATCGAGTAGCACTGCCGTAACCAGATCTCTTTGGACATGTAATTACAGAGTATGTGGCTATGAACTTCGGCGAACAGCGATCTTACGGCTCGTGGAACTATGCGTTCAAAATTTAACCGCCTCGGCGTACTTAGGTGGCCGAGTATCTCGAATATACGTTCGTTTGAAATTACGAACTTATCACCTTCTTTAAAGGAATCGAGATACTCGAGATCGTTACCGCTGATGTCCCGAAAAGACACGGAGTTTCCAAGCCCATCCGTACACGTTATGGTGTAGTCATGATTCAGCTTCGTCGCCACTTTTCATGTCGGACTCGGTCCGCTCCATGCCGATCAGGTCGCCGATATGCTGACCCAGCATCTTGATTTGTTTTGACCGCAGCCTTCTCGCATCTTTCATGCTCAGTTTGCGATGACCGGGCTCCGGGCTATGCAGAATGCAGATAATTTTCAAGGTCTGGTCGATGTCGTCGAGATTTTTATCCTTACTGATTTTATCGATCTCGATTAAGTCGGATGCCGTGGGCTCTTGAAGTGAGAGAAATTTACCCGGCGCGATTTCGACAGTTACGATCTCGGGGTCACCGAAATCGAAATCGTCGTCCTCCTGCTGAGCTACGTTTTCAAGGTCTCTTAGAGATTTAGAGGATAAAGCCATAGTTGACAAACGGTCTTACATATACCCTTAACCGGTTTTCCATAAAACCGTAATAGACGTTGAAAGGTAGGTAGAAGCGGAGATTAGCTTGGCTGTCCAGCAAAATCCATTTGAATATTGGGACGACGAGCGCGACAGAGCCGACTATCGGTCAAAGCAGACTCAGGCCAGTTCGTTGACCAGACAGATGCTTAGACAGCCCGAGTATTTCCGGAACCGAAACCGGGTCAACCCCGGGCCAGGACGGAACAAGCGTGCAGATCAGGCCGACTTGGCCGGTCAGTCCGCCCATGTCACGTGGAACGAAGACGTTTGGGGTTGGCAGGCGTGGTCGGAGAGAAGGCGCCAGCTTTCCGAATCACTACATTCTGATAATTTGTTAGAAGAGAATACGATCAACCCGATCGACCAGGAGTCTTATGAAGACTTTAATCAGCCGGTCACAGTCAGTCTGCCCGTAATCGTTCCGCCCGAACCTGTGGTTCCGCAGACCCCGTCTAGCGTGCTGACTGTTCGGAATAACCTCAAATCTGTCGAATACGACCAGATCGATCCGCGCAGGACCTGGACTATTACGCACAACCTCGGGTACTACCCTTCTGTCGAGTTGTTCAGTGATGACTGGAACGAGATTGATGGCTATGTAGTTCACATAACCCGAAACACGCTGCGTGTGGAATTTAACCTACCCATTAGCGGACATGCCAGGCTGATCTGATGAGCAAGGAGATCTATACAGATTACGATTTCAGAGGGGTCAGCAGAGTTGTCAACCTGCCCGAACCACTGGCTGACGATGAGCCGGTGACTTTCGCAATGTTGAAAGCTTTAGAGGATAGATTAGAAATTTTTGACACCGCTGCGGCGGTGGAAGGAAGTATTCCGGTTTATAACTCCGGACAGGGCAAGTTTTTATCCGACTCTACTAATACCAAATTTACCATCACTGACGGGGGCAATTTCTAGCTATGGCTAACGTTCTGCGCATCAAACGCCGAGCCAGTGGTAATGCTGGCGCAC